TGGATGGAATGAGAACCCTTGGGTTTTTGTAATTTCTTTTAAAAAGGTTGATTGATAAATGGATATGTGTTATACTACCCATATAGACTATAGGAGGGTAGTATGCAGAAAAAAGAGCCAAAATATGAAAACGGAATTATCTACTGGAAATGTCCAACTTGTAATAAATGGTTGCCTGAAAGTGCCTACTATTATGACTCTCGGACAGCAAACAAACTTAAGTCTCAATGTAAGCAATGTCATATGCAAACCGCTATCAGGACACGTAATCATGAAAATACCAAAAGAATCAATCGGGAATATATGCGAAGGGCAAGGAAAAACAACCCTACTAAATTCAGGGAGAGGGAACTCGCTGCTTCACGCAAAAAGCCAAAAAACGAAAAAACGAAAGCACGTGCAATACTCAATGCTGCTCAATGCTGCTGTTAAATCGGGCAAGGTTATTAAGCCAACAATATGTTCTAAATGTGGTAAGTTGCGAAAAGTTACAGCGCATCATGATGATTATTCCAAACCATTACAAGTTAAGTGGCTCTGTTATGAATGTCATGGGAATAAGTAACCCTGGGTATGGATAATAGAGTTCAAGGTGATCTGATGAGAGCTACTAAATATACAGGCTGGTTTATCTGCCCGATTTGTGTCGGTGAATATGATAGAGGGTACAAGGTCGATTTCAACGATGGTACACGCCGGCCGATATGTGAGCAATGTTACAGAAGGCGAACTAAAAACAAAATTAATAGAGGGGGATGGAAAAAATGAAAAGACCTACTGCGGCCCAGGAGGCAGACCGGCACAAACACTAAAAATGGAAACCGTATATAATTGGGTAAGTAGACAACCCGGATACAAAGTTGCCGAAGATGGTACTATACATAAACTATAGAGGGGAAGGAAAAAAATGAAACAGTCTGAGAAATATGACCTACTTCAGTATGCGCTATGGTGTCTTGTACATCGTTTTTATGATAAGAATGTTGATGAATTAGAGCCTGATAAACAATATAGTTTTGGCTCTCATCATGTGACTGGAGCAGAACTAGTCGATATGTGGCATAAACTAATCCATTTTCTTTTTGAAGCACGTAACTGGGAGAAATTAGAAGAAGAAGGAGGACAGGATGATTAAACAAGAGAAAGAAAAGAAGGTTTGCCCGATATTTTCAACTAATTCAGAATTGTATGACCATTATTGCATCGAGGATAAGTGTGCTTGGTGGATGGGCTTCAAAAGCAAAAGTGGCGAGGTTTGGGATCAATATTGTGCAATAGAGGCTATTGGCTATGCACTTGATATATGGAGACAAGGTAATGAGTGATAATACGGCTTTTGCGGGATGTGCCGATAAACACCCTGCTAAACGTTCTCCTGTGCTGATAAGTATCCCTGGGTACTCCCGCAAGGGTAGGTACAGGAGTCAAGCCCCACGTGGCTCAAATCAACTTGATTGACAATCGGAAAGTCAATGGAGATGTTACAGCACGGGTTATTGTACGATCTACCCGGTCACAAAATTAATTGTGTGTGAGTAGTACGGTGACGGTACGAATCTCACCGTGGGGCTTATTTTATTACGGGAGGTAAATAATCATGAAGAACATGACAACAGGATAACAGCGATGGAATATGATAATCTATCAAGAGAATTAGAATACCGAATTTTTAAGCGGATAATGAAAATATTTATTTATACGCACAGTGAAAATGCAATTAAAAGTATAGTCGAGGATGAAATTGAAAAGTGGTATAAAGAGCAGGAAATTGTTTCTGTTAAGAATGTCCATGATTGATGGACATAAACAACAGTGTCGGATTGGGACGTAGAATTTAGTGGGTGGCTTATTAGTCCAGCGCTAATTGGAATCCACGAATGTGATTTTATAAAGGCTAGTGAACAAAATCTTTGGGAACCATATCCTAATGGATTGTGGAGTTATTGGAAAAGAAAGAGATCATGAGTTTGATATTATTTTATAACAGGATTAACACTGTGTCGGTGACCAGTGCCTGTTGGAAATTCAACTAAGGGGGAAGAAAAGCCTTTACCTGAGGAAGAAGATGTAGTAGTAGCGTACTTACCCGCCCGTTTGGGAGAGACGGGCGGGAATATTAAAGGGGAGGAAAACGAATGGATGCAAAATCTGAAATAACAAGAGAACAGTTTATTACAAATCAACGGAAATATTGTAAAAAAAATAATGCACCGTTTTTTATGCCAGCTAATGGTATATGCTGGCATTGTCATCAAGATATAGTGTCCGCTTTAATTGCGAAGGGGCATACAGGATTAGACGAACTTGTGACGGGTTGCCCTTTGTGCTGTTGGTCTTACTGCGAGTGAAAAATAAAATAGAATCCCGTGAGGAAGAAGATGTAGTAGTAGCGTACTCAAAAGCCCGCTGTCTATTAAAGGTAGCGGGCTATTATTAACGGTTAATCTACACAATTAAAAAATTGTTGCTATAATTATTATATTGTTATATACTAATAGTAGTATCAGTAAAACAATTAAGAAACAGTATGAAACAAGGTAATAAAAGTGCCGAGACAGTTTGTAAAAGGTGATCCTCGAATTAACCGCAAAGGTAGACCTAAAAAAGAGTTTACAATAACCGATAAGATACGACAGATAATCCAGGAAAAAGATCCGCAACTGAAAAAGACTTACCTTGAGATTTTCGCTAATACCGTGATTAAACGTGCAATTAAAGGTGATCCTACTTGCGTAAAATTAGTAATGCAATATATCGATGGTATGCCTACTCAAAGAATAGAAATTAACGATAAACTTGAGGAAGCTATTGAAGCGTTTAGGAATATTAAATAAAGAATAGATTGATGTGGATTATACAGAAAAGCAGAAAGAAATCATCCGGTATGAGAACAGGAATAAGCCACTTATTACAATATGTGAGGGTGCGGTACGATCTGGAAAGACAATTATCAATATCGACCTGTTTAATATACATATAGCCGAAAAACGATACGAACATGTTGATTATATTATCACCGGTTATACGATAGGATCAATCGAAAGAAACGTTATAAAGCCGTGGTCTGAACGATGGGGGATAAGACTAAGGTTAGATCAACACAACAGGTTCGAGTTATATGGCAATAGAGTAAATTGTTTTGGTGCTGACAAAGGCGATAGTTATAAGCACATGACGGGATTGACCTCGTACGGGTGGTATGGTACTGAATTAACACTGCAGAACTCGAATACGATAAATGAGGCGTTTGACAGGACGAGCGGTGATGGGTACAGGATATTCTGGGATATGAACCCGGATTATCCGGAACATCCAATAAAGATAAATTATATCAATCGGTCGGGTGAGAAACTACAAACAGGTCGGGAGCGAATAAAGGCCTGGCATTTTCAGTTAGAGGATAACACGTTTCTAACTGGTGAGTATATAGAGAATCTTAAAAAGTCGACCCCCAGCGGTGTATGGTATGACCGGAGAATCAAAGGGTTATGGGTTGCCGCTGAAGGGCTGGTATACGAGGATTGGAACCCAGAGGTACACCTTGTTGAGCCATTTAAGATACCCGATGAGTGGCAAAGGGTAATCGGTATTGACTGGGGATATACGAATCCGTTTGTTGCGTTATGGGGTGCTGTTGACCCGGACGGAAGATTGTATATCTACCGAGAATATTACAAAAATCAGGTATTGATCAGGGAACATGCAAAGAAGTTACACAGGATGGCGTACCAGGATGGCTGGAAAGATGAGAAAGGAAAACATCCACGAGAATACATATTCAATGTTGCTGACCACGATGCGCAGGATAATGCAGAATTGAAAAAGTATGGGATCAATACAAGGCCGGCGCAGAAGGATGTACAAATTGGTATACAGAAGGTAGCGGAAAGATTAAAGGTTCGGAAGGATGGGAAACCCCGATTAATGATTTTTCGGGATTGTGTTAATCTTAAAAGAGAAATGGGTATGTATCGATGGACAGAGCGAAAAGAAGGAAAACCCGTAAAAGAAGAGCCACTAAAAGTTGATGATCACGGGCCCGATGCATTAAGATACATGGTTATGGAACTTGATAACGAGAGATCACATGGTATATATATCTAATTATAGCAGGGCGAGAATATGGGAATAAAAGATAAATTGATAACATTATTCAGGGGTTCAGAAGGTAAAGAAGTTAGAAGAGATGATGAGAAGGCTGTAAAGGCTATTGGTGCAGGGTGGAATCAGGTAGCAACGGTTATGCCGCAAGGTGATACTTTTTTGCATTTCCTGAGTTTGGCGAGTGAAGAAGATTATCCACAGTACATAAGAATACAAGACCCGTACCTTGATAATTCATGGGTATTTGCTGCAATACAGGTTATGGCGATCAATATGGCGCAGGTTCCATTTAAACTATACAACGGCGAGAATGAGATTGAGGAAAGCGGTCAATATATGTGGTTGTGGAGGCTTTTTAACAACGTCGCGCCTTATTACAATCGGTACGCTTTGATCGAGAGTATATCATTGTGGCTGTCGTTGAGGGGCGAAGTATTCTGGAGAATAATTCGTAGTGATCTAACTGGACGGACGCCGACAAGGATCAGAATATTAGAACCTGATTATATGCGGGAAATTGTACGAGATGGTGAAATCGTACAGTGGGTGTATGAACCTGTGAGAGGAAATAAAGATTTTATCGACCCGATAGATATAGTCCAATTCAAATATTATAACCCGTACAATCGATTCAGAGGAATATCGCCGTTAACGGCGGCAATGCTTGGGTTACATATCGATTATGCGGCGGCTGCTTTCAACTATTACTTCTTCAATAATCAAGCGACACCGAGCGGTGTTCTCACAACACCTTCAGAAACGATTACCGATAGGGAAAAGGATGCTCTTGAATTACGGTGGATGAAGAAGCGTCGAGGACTGAAACGTACCGGGATAATGGCGGTGGTGAGTCATGGTGCGAAATACGAACAAATATCACTTGCACAGAAAGACATTGAGTATATCAATCAAAGGAAATGGGCGAGAGAAGAAGTATTTGCAGTGTTGATGGTTCCGCCGGCGTTATGTCAAGTCCTCGAGTATGCTTCTATAAAATCAAACATTAAAGAACAGAGACTACAACTATACGAGAACAATCTCATACCGAAAATGAAAATGGTAGAGGATACATTAAGAACTGACTTTTTCGATAGAGAAGGATTAACAGGGATATCGGGGAGGTTCGATCTTGAGCAGGTCGAGGCATTAAAAGAAAACCTGACAGAAAAGATAAAACATGCCCGGTTGTTATGGCAGATGGGATTTACGGCGAACGAGATTAATGAACGGTTACAGTTAGGATTTGAAGATAAGCCATGGCGGGATCAGTGGTGGACGACAATTAACATGATGCCGATATCAGGGGATGGTTCAGAAGCACTACAGATACAGCAAGGCAGTAGACAAAATAATGAAAAACCGGAAAAAGTGCAAGAGGCTAAAGAGACTAAAGATAAAATATTTGACAGAGAATATACGGAAGGTAAGAAGATATGGAAGCGGTTAATACGTAGAGTAACACCGATTGAAAATGAATATGCAAAAAAGCTACAGGAATACTTTTATAAGATAAGGCAAGATGTGTTAAGCAAGATACTTGGTGAAAAGAGTATTCTGAAGAAAGAGATAAAAGCAGGTGGATATGATATAAATGAATTATTGTTTTCAGCGGAATATGATACTATAATACAAGAAATAAGCAGGGGTAGTTTTGAGAAAGCGTATGAGCTTGGTATTGAGTCGGTTGGTATTGAGACAACGTTCAGTTTGACAAATGTACGGGCAATGGATTCGTTGTCGAAAAGAATCAGGGCAATAAAAGAAATAAACGAAACGGTAAGGGAGCAGTTGTTGACGACAATGCAACCTATATTGAAAGAGGGGTTGCGAGAAGGTTTGGCGTATGATACGGTTGCGGGAAAGCTGGCAGAAGCGGCGAGAGGGGTATTGAACAATGCAAAGAACCGGGCAAAAACCATTGCCCGTACTGAGATAAACGGGGCAATGAACCAGGCTAGATATGACACAATGAAAGAAACGGGGATAGAGAAACACAGGTGGACAACGAGCCTTGATACGAAAGTACGTGATAGTCATTTAATGCTTGAGGGACAGGTGCGGTCGGTAGATGAGTATTTCGATAACGGGTTACAATTTCCGCACGATCCGACGGGTGATCCGGCAGAAGTCATTAATTGCAGGTGTATAGCTGTACCGGTTACAAATGAATAAAAGAGAGAGAAAAAGGGGAAAGAGAAAATGCCTAAAATAGAGAAAGCATTACTTAAATGCGAGATTAAAAAAACAGGTGAGAATGAATATAGTTTTGTGATGAGTGATGAGACCATTGACCGGGATGGAGAAATAATAAAGGTCGATGGATGGGATATAAAGGACTACAAATCAAACAATATCCTATTATGGGGGCACAGGCACGATATTCCGGGAATAGGTATTGTCGGGAAAGTGGTAAAAGAGGACGGAAAGTTAGTTGCTCAAAAGGTTCGATTCGCTTCACCGGGTATATACGAACTTGCTGATACGATACACGGATTGGTAGATGATGGGGTCCTGAAAGCTGTATCGGTAGCTTATAATCCAATAGAGAGAGAATACCCGGAAATGGACGATAAGGGAACTAAAAAGAAAAAGCCGAGAGTAATCACAAATAAGGCTGAGTTGTATGAATTATCTATTGTTAATGTCGGGGCAAATCCGAATGCACTGAGGACGGTAAAATCGGCAGAAACGAAAGCGGTAAAAAATTACAGCGGTAATCCGGCGCAGTATTTGACGGAATATTTAAGCGGGGAAATCAAACGGGTTATAAGTTATGGGCTGAAGTTTCAAAGGCCGATGTCGATGATCTTAAAATAATGTGTGCCTGGATGGATAGTGAAAATCCGGACATAAAATCAAGTTACAAGTTTCCTCATCACAAAGCAAGCGGGCAGCATGCGGTTGTGTTCAGGGCCTGCGCAGCTGCTATTGCTGTTCTAAACGGTGCGAGAGGCGGAACGAATATCCCTGCGGCTGACAGAAAAGGTGTATATAATCATGTAGCGAAACATATCAGGGATGATTTTGATGCTGAACCTGCGCCGTTGAAGAGCATAGAGGAAATCGAAAATGACCCGTATAACATTCTATTGAACGAAATCGATGTATTGAAAAATGAAATCAAAAATGACATTGAAGAGTTGAAAGAAGAACTGAAAAAAGTATTGAAAGAAAATGAAATGAAATGGCAGAGTAGGCTTGAGAGGGGTAAGTATTACAATATTCTGGCAGTGGATGATAAAATAGATAGTACATCCGAAAAAGCTGCGGAAAAACAGAATACATCAAAATTACCACTAAAGGCTACTGCACCACTAAAATCAATTTTGAAAGAAGGAAGAGAGGAAGAAGACGTAAAAACATTTTCGCAATGATCGAGGATATGCGAAAGAAAGGTGAAAATGCTACAACTGAAGACCTCTGGAATGTCATCGAGGAAATGCAGAAAGGGCATGACGAATACCAGCAAAAAAAGGATGCTGAAGTTGAGGCATTGAACAAAACAATCGCAGAGATCATCGAGAAAGCAACGAAGGAAAAAGATGATCACCTTATAATCAAACCGCCACAGAAAAATGGTAGATTTCTAATGGCGGCTATGAGAAATGACATGCTTGGTATTGAGAAATACGGCGGTCGATTTTCTCGTAAAGGTGATCCGTGGGATGACAAGGACGATTGGAACAAGTTTATCGGTATGAGTGACGAACAGCAGAAGGCAGCGCTTGGTACTGTTCTAAGGGGTGATGCTACAACCGGATCATATCTTGTACCGTCTGAATGGTACAGTGAAGTAATGAGAATTGCCGCACAGACAAGCCAGATGATGGGTAAGGTTACGACAATACCGATGCCTGCGAGAACGATGTATCTACCGACTGGTGGGACAGGGATTACTCTTGCATGGCCGAGTGATGAAACAACGGCTAAGAGTGAAACCAATCCGACTGTCGGACAGGAAACGCTGTCAGCGAAAACCTGTGCCGCATGGATGACATGGACTGAGGAACTTGAGGAAGATTCAATCGTGAATCTTGTACAGTATTTTCAAATGTTGTTCGGTGAGGCATGGGCACAGGAATTTGACAAGCAGGTTCTGTATTCGAATGCTTCACCATTTACCGGGATTGCTTATGATCAGGAACATGGCGGCAGGCAAGACATCTTTTGCGGATGTTGAACTTGACGATTTGATCGACATGGAAAACGATATCTCAACGGCTGGTGGTGAAGGTGCGCTTGTTAATGCTGTTTGGATTATGAGCAGGTATACGTTTAATATCCTTCGAAAGTTACGGACGGATGATGGAGAGTATATCTATCAGAAGGCGGCAGATGGTGTACCGGCTACTATCTGGAATCGCCCGTATATTATCAGCGACCAGATGCCAGGAAGTTCGAGCGATGCAGTGGATACTCCGTTTCTGATTCTCGGAAATCCGAAATACGTTGCGCATGGCGAGAGGGTTGGAATGGAGTTTAAGGTGTATCGTGATACGATTCGGAACATAGACTATGACCAGATTTTCTTGAGGTTCCGGATACGGGCAGGTTTTGTTGTTGCTGTAGAAGAGGCTTTTGCAGTACTCGAAACAGCGGCAAGTTGATAAGTAGACGATGAGTGAATTGTTAATTCACGGGTTGAGGGGGCGCAGGCCCCCGATACTACCCCATCAAAACAAACGAGGTGAAGAAAAATGAGTGATTATGGAGCTTACATTTCAGGGTTCGTAACCGTTGATTATCACACAGAAAATGCGGGTACGGCGATTACTGAAGAGATTCAGGGACAAAACGGTAAAAGGCTTGCGTTGCTGGCGTACGAAATTGTAACAGATTCGACAGCGCATACCCTTTTGTTAATGTACCCGGGTTCTTCAACAGGTTCGAGGAACACAGCTAGTGCGGCGGCGGCGTCTGGACAGAAGGTGATTGATGTTACCAATACTCCGCTTGATCCTGCTGGTAATGCGGCGGCGCAAAATGATATTGTTGCGTATCAGTGTACCGATGGTTCATGGGAATTTAACACGATTGCATCCGTGTCAACGAAGGAAATTACCCACAGTACCAATCTTGCGAAAGCTGTTGCATCGGGTGCGAAGTACAGGATATTCGGTGTTGCTGCTGATAATGCATCGCACCAGATTACCCTTACGGCGAGTACGACTAACAGAAACGGGTATGTACCGATTACTGCGGTGAATCCTTACAAAGGTGATCCTTGGTACGTGTATATTGCCAATGCCACTGCTGCAAGTAAGATCATGAACATGTTGTTTGCTTACATCAATAAATAATGGTGGCAAGGGGGTTCCTAAAAGGGTGGGTGTGCCTCCCGCCCACCCTATCCCCTGTTTGAGAGAAGAAAGAAGATGAAAAGGGAAAAAACATGTGCGAACGTGGCGATACAGTAAAATGTAATGTATTAGGAAGAGGCGTTATGATCGACAGATGTATTGCACCGATTATTAATGCTTTGAATGAGGTTGGATTGGTAACTGCTGAAAGCTGTTGTGGGCATGGTGAAACAGAAGGGCATATATTATTCTACCAGGATGGGAAACCGAGATTGATGGTATTGTATGAGAGAGGCGAGCCGTCAATAGAAATCTATCAAAAAAAGTATCGTAAATACGCGGAAGAGTCAGAAGAGAAAACAAAACGGAAGAAGAAGAAAAAGGAGGAAAAATAAACTATGAATTTACGAAAACTTGTTGAGGAAATTAAGACAGAAAATGATGTTGTCGATTATAGGAAAAAGATTGCAGATGAGATCGAGAAGTTGAAAGAAAAGATAAACCTGCTGAAAGTAGAAATTAGGGAAGATGGTAAAGTTGATAAGATGGCGAAAACGCCTGAAGATAAGATGATAAGAAAAACAAAGAATAAGGGTATAAACAAGGATATAAAATAATGGCTTTTGATCCGTCAATAGATACTGATAATAATCTTGTCGATCTTGATACTGTTAATGCGTTTGTCAATGGTGATACGGGCAATGCTGATCAGCAGAAGATATTGACATATTATATTAATAGTGCAAGTGCATTTTGTAATCTATATACTGACAGGAAACTGAAGAGCCGGGAATTAACAGAATACTACAGCGGAGATGGTACAAACAGTATAATGACAAATGAATACCCGATAACAGAGATAACAGCGGTATATGATGATCTCGATAGAACGTATGGCAGTGATACACTGATAGATAGTGATGATCTTTCTATATTACCGGATGGACTTGCGTATAAAATAGTGTATGATGGTGGAACGTTTCAGGTCGGTATTCGGAATCTGAAAGTTGAATATACAGCGGGCTATACATCGATACCAAATGACCTGCAACAGGCATGTTTGGAAGTGATAGCATATTATTTCAAGAATACTGAAGAAAACCGGTTCGGTGTTACAACCAGGACAATGGGCGGGGGTTCTGTTACAGTAGAAACGACAGATATACCGAAAAGTGCATTGAGAATATTGGAAAGATATAAAAGAAAATGGTAAAAGAATGGCTGATATAAGAATAAAAATTGATGATGAGAGAGTACAGAGAGCATTAAATAAAATAATGCGGAATGTCCCAAAAATCGTTGAAAGGCCGATGATGGTAGTTGCACAAACAATTGCAGGGATTAGTCAGGAACATTACTTGCGTGGTCCGAAACCGGATCGGCTTGCTGTTGCTACCGGTAGTTTACGTAAATCTATCAGTTCAAAGGTTGAGATAAGTGGAGATGAAATAAGGGGATATGTTGGAACTAATGTCGTATCACCGGGTGGATTTAATTATCCGGCATATTGGGAGTTTCATGGACGTAAAGGAAAACCGAGACCGTTCTTGACGCCAGCGAGAGAGAACCACCGGGAAAAGTGGTGGGGGGTATTTGTTAAAGAATTAAAAAAAGAGATGCGGCAATATTTGAACAGGTTAAGCAGGGGAACAGGTTAATAGATGAGTAAAAGAGAAGATATACTCGATAATGTTGTGACGACATTAGGTGGAATAAAAAAATCTCAAGGTTACAATAATGATATAGGGCTTGTTACACGAGAAGTCAACGATTGGAATAAGTTGTTACCGAATCAGAAACCGGCGGCAATGGTGTTCTGGATATCGGACGACAAAGAAACAGAGACAATCAGTTTATCAGGTCAATATGTATTATCGACGTTGAATCTGGTAATCAGAGGGGTGGTATATGCAAAAAGTGGGCTGGAAGAAGCATTGAATAATTTTGCAGAAGATATTGAAACTATAATGGCGGTCGATGAAAAGCGAGACAGTAATGCGAATTATACCATACCCCGCAGAATAACAGTGTACCAGGGTGAAGACAGTTACAATATCATATTCGATTATGAATTTGTAATCGGGTATCATTACGTTTACGGTAGCCCATAAGGATCATAAAAGGAGTTTAAAATGAAAAGAGTAAAAACAAAAAAACCGTTTATTACGAAAGCGCACAGAGTGATATGTAAAAAACCTAATGAAATTATCAATATGCCTGATGAGGATTATGAGGAAGTTAAAAACAAAGTGATAATTATTAGTGGTGCAGAAGATGAAAAAGACGAAAAGAAAGACGAAAAAAAAGATGAAAAGAAAAGAGTAAAATTCAAACCAGAATTAAAACAAATGCCATTAGGAATAGGAGCAGCGGGAAGAGCAGGGATTGCTAAAGAAACAACGTGGGGTACTGCTGTAACAGTAGACACGTTCATCGAGTTATTGACAGAGGATGTGCGGAATAACGTGGAGAAGTTAGAAGCAGGCTTCCTCATGGGTTCGAGAAACAACTACAAGTATTATAAGGGGATTGAGGATATAGGCGGTACATTCTCGATGGTTATAAATCCTGATAATATCGGGTTACTTCTGTATATGGCTTTGGGCGCGGAAGCTGATCCGGCGCAGGTCGATGCTACTACTGCTTATGACCACGATTTTACGCCGGCAGGAACTGATACAGACCTCGGGAGTTTTACTCTTGAGATCGAGCGGGATATTACCTGTTGTGTCTATGCTGGATGTACAGTTAACAACATGACATTGACGGCGGCAAAGGGATCACTTGTTACTGCTGATTTTGAGATTGTCGGAAAATCAGAGACAGATGATCAAAGCCCGCAAAGCCTTACA